GGGCAACGTGCTGGATGACGTTGGGGCTGGAACATCAGATTATGGTGTCAAAATCGGAAGCTCTTCTACTGGGTGTGTAGTCGATGGGAACACTTTCCTCACCCAGTATGGTGAATGCATCTACACGTTGGCGCCGCGCACGATCATCAGTAACAACATAATCAAGACTACGAACGACAATGCCATCTACATCACGGCTTCGGATTGCACGGTAACGGGAAACACGTTCACCGGAGTCGCAAACGTTGCGGTTTACGTAGACGCCTCCAGTCCGAGGTGTGTGGTATCCAACAACAACATCTCGAGTGCATCAACTGGGATCGATTGTCTAGCTGTAGATGTTGTGATCGAGGGGAACTCGATCTACAACTCTGGAGCCTACGGTATACTCGCGCGCGGTGACAACAGCGTGGTGCGAAGCAACAGGGTAGACACAGCTGGCAATACCTGCATATGGGTTGGAACCGCAGGAACGTCGGCTGACAACTGCGTAATCGATGGAAACGTCGTGAGTGGTTCTGCTGCTGATGGCATTCATCTGGAAGACGTGACTGAGAGTGTGATCAACAACAATCGGTGTTACGGAAACACCGGGAGCGGGATCGAAGAGGTTTCGAACTGTGATTACAACCTGTTCGATGGAAACCATCTTCGAGGAAACACAGGAGCGAACTTCGTCCAGAGTGGGACGAATGCGACACTGGGTACTAACGTGACGGCGTAAGGGAGATAATCATGGCGGAGCAGGTAACAGTAATGTACATGGAAGTCGTCAAGAACACACAGGAGGTCGTAGTTCCGGCCGGCGACAGTACCGTGCAAATCAATCTCCCCGCTGCCGTACCGGAGGGGAAAAAGTTGGTGATCACAGTCGAAATTCGAGGGCAGATGCAGGACGTGTAGTAGTGGTGTCCACTACGGTCGTTGGTTCTAGTAAGAGGTAAGAGGAGGTAGTCATGGCGAAGGCTCCTGGTCTGGATTTTGAAGAGAAAGACCAATCGACCGTAGTAGTGGCGAGTGGCGACACGGTCGGTGCGTTGGTCCTTTGGGCGAAGCGTGGACCATTCAAGCAGCGGTTCTATGCGACGCACACGAAGTTGTTCCGGAACACGTATGGCAGTGAAGAGCCCGGGATGCTGGGACACTACACCGCGCTCGGCGCGCTGGCACAGTGTCCGATATGGTGTCTACGAACAGCCAAGTCCGGCGAAGAGCCAGAGTACGGAGGCATCGTCTTCACCGACGTGGACGGGTCGTTGCCGAACGAAGCGTTGGCCACAGGTCTCAAAGAGCTCACGGATTATACGTTCAGTCCGGACGAGGTGTTGCTCATCTCTGGTGACAACCAGGGATCGTGGAACAACGGTCTCAAGCTCGAGCTCGAATACTCCACGGTCGACTTAGAAGTGTTCGCAGTCAATGTCTGGGCAGCGGATGCGAACGGCAACTACTCGGAAGTCGAGTCGTTCGACTGCAGCCGTATACAGCTGAAGAAGGACGGCTACGGCAAGTCGCTGTACATCGAGGATGTCATCAATGGCAACAGTGCCTACATCCGCGTGCGCGACAACACGGACATCGACGAGGATGTCATGCCGAAGGAGCAGACGGCTGCGCTCCAGATGGCCGGCGGAGACGACGGCACCGCACCTGAGGCTTCCGACATTGCCGCGGCCTGGGACGACTACTTCAAGAACGTTCGCGCGGTCAGCTTCACTGTTGGCATGGCCGGCGGCTGGTACGAGGAAGCGGTTGCGAACAAACTGTCCGAGGTCGGCCTGCAGCGACAGGACGCTGAGTTCATAACGGACGGTCAGAATACGACCAACGCGGCCACACTCATCGCCAATCGAAACGGTCTCAGCTTGATCGCGCCGAGCTACTGCACGCAGTACGCGCCGTGGCTCTCGGTCCAGGACGAGACGAACGCGAAGGTGATCGAGGTGCCGCCCAGCGGGTACGTCTGTGCGACGATCGCGCGCAAGAACAGGAGCGGCAAACCGCACGACGCGGTTTTCGGGCCCGACCGAGGTGTGCTTCCGGTCCTCGGCCTCACGACCGACTTCGATGATCCGACGGTCGAGCTCCTCGCTGAGGCGCAGATCAATGCAATCATCAACGAGCCCGGTGTCGGGACGATGATCTGGGGCGGCCGCACACTCCAGCCGTACGACTCGGATCGATCGTGGCGTGCCACGCGTGAGAGGCTCAACGTCGACGAGACAGCGAACAAGAAGTACCTGCGGAGGTTCATCGGCAAGAACAACGAACCATTCACGCGCACGCAGATCAAAGGCGGTCTCGATCGCTACTACCAGGATCTGATCGGCAACGGGTACTACGATGTGCTCGTAGTCTGCGACGAGTCGAACAACACGCCGCAGGTAATCGCCGCGCGCGAACTGGCCGTCGACATTTACGTGTCACCGTTTGCTTCGATCAACAGGATCCAGTTTTCGGGCACGATCACTCGCGTGGGTGTGTCACTCATCGAGGTCGCTGCGGCCGCGTAGTACGGGCTATCACAGGGAGGTTTATCATGGCACAGGAAATAAGCACGATCGCCCAGGTGAGAGCTCTATCGGCTCCTGCCAAGGTGTATCTGTGGGAACTCGTAGTTCCCGAGGTGCCTGGATCCGGAGGGGACGCGGCACGCAACCTGTCACTTCGATCCAGGAACGCGGTGATCCCCGGTATCACCAACCTGACCGCGAAGAGCTACTTCAAAGGTCAGATAGTGAAGAAGCATCCGACCCGGCGCGAGTTCCCCGGAACCATGGTGTTCAAGTTCGAGGAAGGCCTCGACGCCAGCATTGCCAATGCCATCAACGGATGGAATCAGCTCTGGTTGAACGACCAGACAGGTGTCGGTGAAGGGCAAGCTGCGTTCCTCGTGAACGTGTTCCTGCGCCAGCTCGATCACAACAAGAGTGTGATCGCATCCTACAAGGTCTTCGACTTCTTCCCGGAGATCGTGCCGGAGGTAGCTCTCGCCTATGAGGGTTCGGAGCTGGTTCAATACGACGTGACGTTCGGCTACAGCTACTGGATTCTCGAAGAGTAGCTGAGACAGGGCGGTCGCGATGAGCTTGGCGCCAATCACCCAGGTTCGTTCTCAGCTGGGAGAGTCGCTGAAGAAATGCACTTGGGAGATCGTCGTGTTAGATCCCCCAAGTGTAGCTCTCGCTCTAGCCTATGGTCTGACACTTCGCGCGCGATCGACAGCGATCCCCGGCGTCAGTGTCGAACCGCACGTGCTCAGTCATGGGCCCTTCCAGTTTCAGGTCCCTGGCCGAAAAGCATATCCGCGCCGGCATGTGATACGTTTCGAGGAAGGATACAACTGGCCGGTCCTTCCGTTGTTCGTGTCCTGGTTCGGTTCGATCCAGAGCGAGACTCAAGGCGGATCTTTGCCGGCGGCCTCGTTGCGTTCGAACATCTGGCTTCGACTTCTTGGGCCGAAGCTCGAGCAGACGCCGCAGTTCATACAGGCGATTCACTTTTATAATGCGTTTCCCCTGGATGTGAACGACTCACCGCTGGATTATTCAGATGCAGGTCTCGTGTTGTTCGATGTGACGTTCGGTTATGACTACTGGAGGTGGGAAGCGTGGCCCTTCTAACGCAAAGCACCACCTGGCCGATCCATGTGATACGAGCTCTGCTCGAGAAAGCACAGCTCGTATACCTATGGCAGTTCGTCATTCCGGATGAGTCCGGGACGTTGGACCCGGACATGAGAATGCTTGTTCAGAGCGTCTCTGTGCCGGGGATAGAGGTTGATCACGAAGCCTACTCCATTGGTGGTCAGGAGTACTATCACCTACAGCAGGAGCGGCGTGGCGGGATCGTGACGGCCAACTTCGTCGAGATCGAGGGAGACTACGTCGATCGATTCATGCGGAACTGGTTCGAACAAGTCTCACCCCTCTCTGGTGAAGTAGGTGGCAACGATCCTTTGAATCGGTACCGAGCTCCGAAGGGAGTGGGTGGAGACCTAGCCGGATACAAGCGAGACGCGATGGTCAGTGTTTACAGTCGTGATGAAGCGAAGCAAGCTGAGTACAAGCTCATCAACTTGGTACCGAAGAAGGTTGGTGATTACGAGTTCAGCTATGAGACGAGCGGGATCAAAACTGTTCCTGTGCAAATGCTATGTGATGAATCGAGGAGAGTGCTATGAAGCGTCGCAATCCGACTGACAAAAAGCCTGAGGTCGTACCTGAGAAGCCCGTCGAGCCGAAGCTCGAAGACGTGATGCGCGCTGTCTCTGTAACGCTACCGTCGATGGGCAAGACCTACGGAGATCTCATCCCCGACGGTGTCGTCAGCATCAAGCCACCGTCAACGAATGAGGTCGAGTTCTTCGTTGAGATGAACGGGCCAGGCTACGAGAAGAAGCTGACGCAGCTCCTGCAGATGCTGATCGTCGAGCCGGCCGGCCTCAACCCGATCAAGCTCACATCGGGGGACCGAACGTTCCTGCATGTCTGGACGCGCGCGCAGTTGCACGACTCGTACGTGATCAACGTAGTGTGTCCGGCCTGTAGCAAGTTCCATCAGAGCTACTACTACAAGCTAGCCGACATTCCTGTTCTCGAGATCGATTCCGATATAGAGAAAGAGACAGAGCTCGAGCTTCCTGTCTGCAAGTCGAAGGTCACTCTTCGAATCACCACAGGAGAGGATGACCAGGCCGCGGACAAGTTGATCGCTGACGGTATCAAGAAATGGACTGCCAAGCGATCGATCTCGATCTCGAAGATCGACGGTAACGTGGTTGACTACCTCGGCGCCGCGATGTGGTTAGGCAAGAAACCAGGTCAGGACAGCATCTTCGTCGATGCCTTCCAGAAGAAGACCTACCACGGATTGGACTTCGCGAACGCTCCGTTCACTTGCGAATGTGGTACGGAAAGCCTGATCAAGTTGCCCTTTCGTCCCGAGTTCTACTTCCCCTCCCTACCGTTTGAGAGACTTGTGGGAGATGCAGTTGTCAGTAGCTCTCTTCGGTCGGGGCGGTCTGATACAGGAGATCCAAGCCGCGGGGAAGATGGAGTTTCAAAAACTGCTGTGGCTCCGGCAACGGGTAACTGAGCTACAGAAGGATTCGCAACCTAAGGAGCTTGGTGATGGGTGACAAGTACGTCCTCGACTCTGATCGAGAGCGCGCAATGTCAGACAAGTATGCTGACACAGCTCTCGGACGATCGTCTGAGTCCACTACCCAAAAAGCTCTTGACTCATTCGCACAGAACATCAAGGAGAGTGACCAGTCGATGATGGACATGCTCCTGCAGCTCAACAAGTCACTGGTGCGTCTATCACAGTCGGCTGACTCACAATCTGATGAGCTTCACAAGAACGTAGCCGCAGCGTCGAAGTCGACGGCCGATGCTGTCGGTGCTGCTTTGACAGCCGGTGATGCGGTGACGGGCTCAGACATCGAGAAGATGCAGGACAGTCTGACCAACGTCATCCAAAGCGTGAACAACCTGGGACCTGGGCTCGAACTGACCGCAGAGATGAACGAGAGCATCAAGGAGCTTCGTGCGGATTCATCCGACTTCGCGGCTCGAATGATGGCTTCATACGAAGCCGTTCAGAAATCGAACGAGACAACCAACGAGAAGATCGTCGAAGTAGCTGAGGCTCAGCAGACTCCGGGCGACTCTGCGAAAGCAGGATCAGAAAAGGAAGAGGGTGGAGTCTACGAACCGGGCGCGGTGCAGGAGGCAATGACCAATGCGCTCAAGTATCCGGTAGGAATCCTGCTGGATGCGGTTCAGTTGATAGGTGACATCGGTGGTGGTCTGAAGGCCGGCTTCGGCATGATCAAATCCGGGTACGACGCACTGAGCAAGGAACTGGTTGACGCGTACGACAAGAGCGTCGGTCGGATCGTGACTGGTGTCGAGCCGATTATGAAGAAAGTCTTCAACATCTTCTTCAAGGATACCGCTATGGCACTTGGGTTCGTGGTTGGAACTGGATACGCACTGAAGGATGAGATCGTTGCCGGCTTCGACTGGTTCCGGGAAAACTGGCAAGAAGGTCTTGCTATGATAGGAGCCAAGATCGGAGAAGCTTGGGACAAGTTCAAGGAGGTCTGGTCCAGCGACATTGCGCCGGCGATCGGCAGCTTCGTTATGGATGCAATGCTTTGGCTCTGGGATCAATATCCAGCGATCAAGGATTGGTTGGAAGAGTCGTTGATGTCGGTGGTCAATGGGATCAGAGAGCTTCCAACACTGATCTATGACGCGATATGGGGAAAGGCTGAATCGGAGCGGAGTAAAAAGACAGCGGTTGCATCTCAGGCTCGAGCAGTGAAAGAAACTCTCTCAGGTGTCGGCTCGGATGCGTTCACATCAGCTACTGCTGCCGGTATATCGACAAATCAGGCCTTCCAGTTCTCCGCAATGGCTGAGTCCAATCCGGACAACCCGGAGGGTGTACAAGAAGCAGTTGGTGCATACGCAGCTGTGATCAAGTCGGGCGGAGACGAGAGAGCAGCCATGACAGCTGCTCGTAAAGCTCTAAACGCCTCGGTATCTGAAGCAGACGTGCCGTCGATCACCGATCGTGAGAAAGCGACACAGAGGAAAGCCGTGCTTCCTCCGCCGGCTCAGGGTGGATCCGGGGATGTGGTGTCGGCCATAGAAAATCTCGGTCATAAGATGGGCCAGAAGGAAGCTCCTCGGACAGTGGCTCCGGGTCTCGATACGACTGGTGGTCCTGACGATCTCGGGATCGTTGCGTTCAACACGGGTGGTCTCAGCGGAGGAATGATCTAATGCCACCTGATCCGTTGGTCATAGATCCGTGGAGTGATGTCTCGGAGCGATCCAAGGTTCGGATCTACTCACCGACCTTTGGTGGTGTGTCAGGATTGCTCCCGAAGACATTCAGCCAGTCCTTCTCGCAAGAGTGGCTACCTCCATTCGGATCCATATTGGATTCGTTCAATTCGGGATACCAGGCCGCGCTCGAGCTCCTCGGGAAGGGTGATGAGACGATCAAGAGTGCATCACTCAAGGAGATTTCTACGCGCTTATGGGCCGGTGGCACCGTGATGGGGGTCAACGGAATCACACTGCTATACGTCGCGCGCGAGTCGGCATTGAAGGATGTGATGCAGCCGGTTCGTCGCCTCATGCAAATGGCATCACCTCGATCTGGACTCAAAGCCTCAGCTGAGACTGTTGGTGCTGCTACCGGAGGTCTTATTAAGATGGGTGCGACACAGGTAAACGCACCTGAGCCGGTCGAGGTTGAGCTCGGTTATATCTCGAGTATGAATGCTGTGGTCATAACGTCATTTGATGTTCAGTGGTCGAACCTGACCGATAGGAATGGGATCTCCGCGTCGGCTCTCGTCACGCTGCAGCTATCGACGCGGAGGGTGTTCCTTGGAGATGATGAAGAAGTCACGTTCAACGAAGCAGAGGGTGGTCTGACGTCGTTTGATACTGGGCTAAGAGCAGCACAAGATCGGTTGGGTGGTTAGACCATGAAGGTTAGTTCGAACAGACTCGATCTGATGGACACGGTCACCGTCGACGGGATCCAGGAGAAGGATCCTCTGACGATGCAAGTCCGCGACTTCGTGGCGCGGCGCCAGGTCGGTCAGCATGTCGCACACCAGGTAGCTCGGAATCGACCGTTTCTGATCTCCATAGACGAGTACAACTCGGCCGGTTACTGGTGGTTCATTCTGGCGATCAACAACATCGTGGATCCGTACGAGGTGCCGCAGAATGTGAAGCTCAAGATCCCGTCGATCGATGACTACTACGACTGGTTCCGGGATCAGAAGGGGACGACG